CGGAATCGGACCAGCCGCCGAGCTCCTGAATGCGGCGGGTTGAGGTGCGCGTGCCGTCCCACCGCAGCACGCGGGACGCGTGAATGAGCGGGGCGAGCGGCTGGCCCCTGGGGTCCACGATGCGGCTGTTGAGCCTGTACATCTCCGGGAAGCCGTGCAGACGGCTGTCCTGGGCGCTGTAGTACTCGGCGACCGAGAGGTCCCATCGGTCCACGACCCGAATGCTCTCGATGCGTTGGATGCGATCGACCGCCACCGGTCGGTGCATCTCCTGGCCATCGGCGATGAAGAGGATCCCGATGGCGGTGCCGTGGAGGCGGGCGTCGGCGATGCCGTTGCGGAAGGCGGGTTTGGCGTCGAGCTCTCTCAGGCGGGTGTGGATCTTGTCGGCGCGGTCTCGCCGGCCGTCGATCGCCAGGTCGAACCACCTTCGCGTCTGGTCGAGGGCGGGGCGCTCGGTGATGCGGTCGATGCGCCAGTCGCCAGCCTTGAGGGCGTCGAGCTGGGACTGGGTCAGGAGGGTAGGCGCGCCGAATGTGTGGGCGAGCCGTTTGTCTCGCTCGGCTCGGCCGAGACCCGTGAGGATGTTGGACCAGGCATCGGCGCTGATGACGCCCCGTCCCAGCGAGTCGACCAGGACGTTGGCCCCAGCGTGTCGCAGTCGGTCGAGGTGCGTGAGGCCGGCCGCCATGGTCGGAACGTACGTGAGCCGATCCGGAGTGGCGAGCGCGTTACATCCTCCCGAGGGCCTCCGTGGCAGACTGCCCGCCCCACAGCTCGGTGCGTGCGTAGTTGATTATGAGCGTCGTGCAGTCGGCATGGTCATCGCTGGGGTACTTGCCGAAGCGGATGATCTCCGGCTCCCACTCGGCCGCGTGCCATCCATCCGCGTCGTCGTCGGGATGGCAGGAGTACACGTCGCCCCCACGGAACCACGGCTCGGCGCCCTCGAGGCGCTGCTCCTTGCTGCCCTTCGGCGGCACCAAGATGAGGCCCGGCACTTCGTCCTCGAGCTGCTCGACGATGCCATCGCCATAGGCCTTGTCCTCGATGAGGTGGCCGTTGAAGTCGTACAGCTCTTGTAGCTCGAGGAGCGCCTCGATGGACTCGCCCAACCCCCACCGGCCGCGCCGCCTGTCCAGCAGATACAGCCGCGGCCTGACGATACCCCAGACCTGCCCCACGGCCCATGAGCTCGACGGCAGCTGCGAGCGTGACATCCGCAGGTCCCACGCTCCGAGGATCATGTCGAAGCTGTCGGGGAGCTTCCGCTGGCGCCGCTGCACGAGCTGGTTCTCGCGGTTGCGCACCGAGACGGCGGGCGGGGCCTGGCGCCGGCGGTAGTAGTGGCTGATGTGCTCCACGCGGACGATGCCGCCGCCGCGCGGGGTAGGGGACTGGTCGTGCTGCGCCGAGTAGCCTTCGGGGCCAAGGCGGTCCTTCTCTCCCTGCAGGACCTCGGCGCCGAAGCGCTTGGGGAAGAGTAGCTCGCCGCGCTTGGTCCTGGGGTCCTTGCCGAGGGGCGTTTCGCACTGGCGGTCGGGATCGAACTCGCTGGGCAGGCAGAGGTGGACATAGCCGCCGAGCCGCTTCACCGCGGCGGAGAGATCGCGCTCGTCGACGCGCTGCATGATGATCGCCTTGGTTGGCCTCGACATGTCGACGAAGCGGTTGCCCATGCGGCTGAGCCACCAGTGGCGCGCCGTCTCGAACTCCTCGTCCGTCGGCTTGGCCTTCACGTTGTGGGGGTCGTCGCACAGCACGGCATGGGCTCGCTTGCCGGTGCCGCCGCCGCCGACCGAGGTGACCTCGAGGAAGCCGGTCTCCGTGTTGGCGAAGAGGAGCTTGCTATCCTGGTCCTTCCGGATCACCCACGATGGCCGGAAGGTCTCCTGGTACCAGTCCGAGCGGATGAGATCGCGGCGCTTCAGCGAGTCCCGGATGGAGAGGGCGCGGTCGTAGGAGGCGAAGATCGCCCGCCAACCCGGCCACCACGTCCACACCCACGCGGGCATGAAGACGTTCTGCACCAGGGACTTCATGTAGCCCGGGCCGATGTTGACCAGGAGCTCGTGGAACTCGCCGCGGACGAGCGCCTCGTAGTGGACGCAGAGGAAGTCGAGGTGCCAGTTCCAATCGAGCGGCGTCCCCGGCTCGATTACGTGCCAGCCCTGCTTGATGAACTCGGCGAGGCTCTCGCGTGCGGCCTGGGCCGCGTCACCGCGTCGCTCCTCCGCCTCGCGCCGAGCGATCTCGGCGTCAATCGCCGTGAGGCTGGGCAGCACCAGCGGCGACGGTTCTGAGCGCGCGGAGGACATCGAGCGGGAGCTCCTTGAGTTTGTCGGCCGTGATCACGACGGCGCCCTCGGGGATGAGGGGAGCGCCGCCGGCGCCGGTATGCTCGTTCTTGCGGCGCTCGACGTAGCGCTCCGATCCCCAACACCGAAGTAGGAATTGGATCATGCGCTCGCTGCGGTTCTTCGCCAGCTTGACCGCCTCGTCCTCGAGCATCGTAACCGCGACCTGGCGGGCTTCCTCGAAACGCTTGGCGAAGCCCTTGTCTTCGCGGCGCCAGGTATGGACGGTGTGGCGGTTGACGCCGGCGGCCTTCGCGGCCAGCGTGATCGAGCCGGTGTCGCCGAACTTCTCGAGCACCCGGTCCCGCGCGTCGACGTCCTTCGCGCGGCCGCCTGCGGTCTTCCGCTTCTTGCCCTTCTTCGCCTTCTTCCTGGCCGGAGCCTTCTTGCGCGTCGCGGTCTTCTTCTTGACCGGGCGCTTCTTGGCGGTCCTCTTTGCCACCGGTCCAGTCTACACGACGCACAGACCAGCCGGCGGATCGAAGCGCCAGTGAACCGCCATCGCCGTTTCGGCCTCAGCTCGATTCGGTGCACGCCGCAGCTCGGCCTCGAGCCGGAGGGTCAGCCGGCCGTGGCCGTTGAGTTGGCTGTGTCCCCAGTCGATCGCTACCTGCTCCGGGATGAGCAGCTCCGCGGGAACGCCCTGCGCCCGGAGGTCCTCGAGGACGTTCCGCACCAGTCGGTCTCGCCGCGGCAGCAGCTCGGCGAAGATGTCCTGCAGAGCTGCGACCAGGGCGATGTTCGCCGGGACATGACCCCGCACCCGGGGCGGGACCTGGGTCTCGAGCATGCGGTAGAACTCACCATCCCGCGAGAACAGCGACCACATGGCCTCGAAGAACGACAGCGGGCCATCGGTCTTCTGCTCGGGCTCCACGAGCCAATTCACCTGGTCGTCGAGCATTTCTTCCTCCGTGGTGGTTTCGGTGCATGCCGCACCTGGTGATCGTGAGCGGCCTCGATGAGCTCGGGGTAGCCCGGCAGATCGAGGCTCGACAGGGAGGTGACTTCCATCCGGTAGCCGGGGACGGTCACCTCGAGGTGGTGCGTCCCATCGCCGCGCCAGTAGCTGATCCGCATCTTGTCGACGTCGAAGAGCCCGGCGCCGCTCAATACCTGGCGGGCGAGGGCCTTGGATCGCCGACTGGCGTTGTCCCGAAGCCCCGGCATCTACGCAGCCCCTCCATCGACGAACGCCACCGGTCGCTTGCGCACCAGACTTGACCCGCTCGGCAGCTCCTCGCGCCACCAGAAGTACCAGCGGCCATCCGACCCAAGCTCGCGCCAGCTGCCGCGGCGGTCCGCGAGGGGCACGGTGCCGGCGTAGAGGGGCACCCGCTGCCACTGCGACTGGGTGAGGAGCCTGGTCATGCCGCCTCCGCCTGGGCCGCCGCCAGCGCCGCCTTGCATTCGAGCGTCTGGATTTCGAAGCGCTCCTGGTAGTGCGTGTTTCGATCGGCGCCGCCGAAGCGGATCACCATCGTGTCCCGGTCCGCGTCATCGGTCGGAGTCCCATCCGGCATGTCGAAGTTGAACCGGACGTCGGGGTGCAAGACGGTGTGCCGCTTCGCGTACTCGTGGTACCAGCCCTGCGAGCAGCCGATGGGAGCCAGCATGCAGGTCCGCACGCCGCGCTCGAGCCACTGCTTATGGGCGTAGGGCACCACCTTCTCGGTCAGCATGAAGGGGTGGTTGCAGAACGTGGGGTCTTTCCAGGGCTGATCGAGCGCGTTCTGCTCGGCCGTGAAGTACTCGTCGCAGAGCGCGTTGTGAGGCTCGGCGAAGGCGTCCAAGGCGAAGCCGCCATACAGCTGGCTGAGCAGCTCGAAGAGCCACCGCGGCGTCCTGCGCTCCTGGAGGCTCGGGCCCTGCTTCTTCCCGCCGACCCGCTTGTCGACCACCGTCTTGAGCTGCGCCGCGGTGGGCTCCGGGCCGTAGTCGATCTTCGCCTCGGCCCAGGCCTCCGCCTGCTCCTCGGGGTCCTCGATGCGAGCGATCTCCCGGGCGTGCCGCTCCGTGGGGAGCGGACCCACGGGTCCGGAGCAGACCACGGCGGCCCGCATCATCCGCCGGGCATGGCGCGAGCTCTGCGGCCACCGGGCGTCGAGGTACTGCTCCCAGGTGTCGTGCGTCGCCCGGTAGAGCTCGCCCTGCTTGATGCGCAAGAGCGCAAATCCCGCCTCGATCGAGTGGCGCAGGCCGCGCTCGACGATCTCCTCGAGGGCATGGAGATCGGTCGACTGCGTGATGAGCGCGACCTGCGCCGGCGGCACCTGGACGATGGCGGAGGTCACGCAGCTGCCTCCGCATGGGCGGCGGCGCGCTTCGCACCACCGACGCTCTTGTAGGGGCCCTGGCCCATCTCGACACCGCCCACCGGTCGCACGCCGAGCTTCCAGCCATTGCCTTCCGGGTAGATGCGGTACTGATGCGTTCCGGCCTTGGCGATGAGCTCGCCCTCGGCGGGGCCGCCGGTCCATTCGAGCTTCGCGCCGGCCGCGGTCGCCTTCGCCGGGGCGGCCGTCTTCCTGGCCTTCTTCTTCCTGGGGGCCTTCGGCGCCGCCGGCGGGTCCGGCGGGGGCGGGGGCAGCGGCTTCGCCGCCTCGGCTTCCTCCTTCGCCTTGGCCTCGAGCTCCGCGCGAACGGCGCTCTTGATGGCGTCGGCATCGACCAGGTCGGCGAACACTTCGGGCACGTCCCCGTTGCCCTCTTGGTACAGGGTGGCCGCACAGAGACCTTTGACCACCGAGAGCGGCGCCGCCGGGAGCAGCTCGGTGACCTCGTGCCTCGTCACCGGGCGCTTCTCCATCAGGCCGCAGAGCACTGGCGCCTGCAGGTTGAACAGGCTGTTCCAGGTATCGGTGACGAGTGCGCGGATGAACGCTTCATCATCCATTTGGCCCACCCGGCGCGCGAGCTCCTGGCCGATGCGGTCACCGGTGAGCTCGATGACTTCGTACTCGTCCACGGCCCATTCTTCGGCCTGGCTCTCCTTCGCCTTGGCCTTCGGGCTCTTCGCCTTCGCCGGCTTCGGCTTCGGCTTCTTCGGGTAGAGCTTCTCCTTGTCCTCCGGTGCCAGCGCCTTCTTGGCCGCCTTGAGATCGTAGACCTCGACCACCGCGCCCGACTCCGGGTGCTTGACGACGGAGGGGAGTAGCTTCTTGCCGAGGTAGCCCTTCCACGACTTGCGGCGGCCGGGGCGGCCGGTGGTGGCGGCGGGGGAGTCACTGGCCAGCGTCAAACCGCGCCGCAGGCGGGGATAGTGCTTGCCCTCGAAGACGTCCTTGGACTTCAGTACCGTCTGCCCCTGATCTTTCGCCACCGCGGCCGCGCGCGCCCAGCCCGCCTTGATCTTCTCCTGGTAGCAGGAGGGATCGGTGCAGGCCTGCGGACCCTCCTCGAGCATGTCGCCGAAGAGGTCGGTCTGGTTGCCGCTGCGCTTCGGGCAGTTGGTGCAGGCCCCGGCAGCCGGGACCAGCTCGGCATCCTTGGTGTCGAAGGGCGCCTTGCGCAGGTCCTGGGTGTACGACTGGAGTCGGTACCGGCACTGCGAGATCGACAGCGGCTTCTCGCCCTTCCGCGCGGCGACGTCGGCCAATGCCTTCTCCTGGAGCTTGCCATCGAGGCGGGCGAGGACGAGCGCGACGCTCGGGAGGATGCGCCCCGCCTCGAGGGCCTTGCGCGCCTTCGGACCGAGCTCGGCGAGGCGGAGCCGGGCGTAGACGTGGCTGCGGCTCTTGCCCACCTTCGCTGCGATGTCGTCGGGGGTCATGATGCCGGCGTCGAGGATGGCCTTGTAGGCATCCGCCTCCTCGAGGGGCTCGACGTCGGCGCGCTGGATGTTCTCCACCAGCTGCACCTCGGCGACCTCGAGGTCCGACATCTCGCGGACGTTGGCGGGGATCACCTCGAGGCCTGCGAGGGCGGCGGCACGCAGGCGCCGGTGCCCGAAGATGGCCTCGTACTTGCCGCCGCCGTTCAGCGGCCGAACGGTGATGGCCTGCAGCACGCCGACGCTGCGGATGGAGTCGGCGAGTTCGTTGAGCTGGGCCTCGTCGAAGTGGCGGCGCGGGTTGATGGCGCTGTCGACGACGGCTGAGATCTTCACGGTGCTGGTGTCGGTCATGGCTAGAACTCGATGTCTGGGGGCAGCTGGTGCGCGGGCGCACGAGCTGCCGGGTTGTAGGGGGTCAGGGTGATCTCGACGCGCGGATGGCGCCGATCGAGAAGGCGATCGCTCCCGCAGTGCGTCCGGATGGCTGAGTCATCCTCGAGGATGGACGCGTGCAGCTTGCAGCGCGGCTTGCACTTCGGTTGGTGGACCTGCAGCACGTCTTCGGGGCCCTGGTAGAGATTCGACGCGTCGATGAGGCGACGCTCCGGCAGATAGCTGACGATGGCGGCGTTGAGCTCGACGTGCTTGGGCAGCGGCTCACGGAAGACGCTCTCCCACTGCCTGCGGAGCTGCGCCGCCGCGGCCTTCGCCCAATGCTTGGCCTCGGTGGTGAGACCAATGGACCCATGCCCATTGATCATCGTCACCGTGCGCGACCGCTTCCACGAGAAGACCGGGCCAATGGTGAACGTCGTCCCCTTCCGCTTGCCGCTAGTCCGCGTCACGGTGAACTTCGGGAAGTCGATCACCAGGCGCAGCTCGAACGCCCGCAGGTCGGGGTAGTGCCACCCGAGGGCATGCTCGATGCGCCTATCGGCGCCGAGCTCGAGCTGGTGAGCCGCCTGCGACACGTCTGCCGCCTACGCGCTGGGTTGAGCCTCGGGGGCGGCGTCGCCCTTGGCGGCGTCGAAGCCATGGCGCTTGTCGGGCTCGATGTCCGGCTGGGTGACCCCGTGGAACACGAACTTCAGGTCATCGCCGCAGGATTCATCGAGGAGATGCCGGAGCGTCTTCTCGCGCCCAGGGACCGGAAACTGCATCGTCACCGTGACGCGCCGCTCCTTCGCGCTGAGCTCGACGCCGGTGATCGTGGGCTTGGTGATCAGCTTCTTGCCGTCGACCTCGATGGTGTGCTCGGCCTTGATGGCGAGCTCGCGATCGAGCTTCTTCTTGGACACGGTCGAGGCGGCGCTCTTCCCGACGTAGTCCGAGAAACAGGTCTTCGCGAAGAGCTTGCCGCCGATGGCTTCGGCCTGCGCCTCGTCCAGGTTCATGTCGACTTCGACCTTCGCGGTCTTCCCGTCGTTGCTGTTGTCCCGCTTCGCGCCGTAATTGGCGACGTTCACGGTCACGGTGCCTTTGATCTCCAGGGACATGCTTCGCTCCTAGACCGGACAGTCATCGACCGCCGGCGGTGGTGGGGGTGGTGGCGCGGCCGGCTCGACCTCGAGCTCGGCTTCTGGCGCCTGGGATTCGCGGGGTTTGGGCCGCGCCGGCCAGTTGCCGATGTCGTCCATGATTCGATGCAGCTCGCGGAACCGCTGCTTGGTCACATCGGCCGGTGAGGCCTGGGTCGGGTCGAGGCTGAGCTGCTTGCTCTGCGCCTCCCACCAGCGGGCGGTCTTCTCGGCCTTGGTCTCGCCCTCGTCCACCCACTTTTCCTGCTCGCGGACATCGTGCGGGATCACCTGGTTGCGCAGCTCGTCGACGTAGGCGTTGATCTCGCGGTCCTCGAGCTCCTGGCGGCGCAGCTTCTCGGCCGTGGTGACCGCAGCCTTCCGCTCCACGTCCACGCCGATCG